GGCATCGTTGATACCCTGGTCGCAGATTGACCATAGCTTATTTCGGTCAAAGAACCAAAGCGCACTTTCAATCGCCAATTCACCAGCCACCAGGTCAGGGTTTTCCATCACATCTGGGCGGTTGATATATTGCGAAAATGCTTTGAAATTGTCATGGCCGGTGAGTTGGAGGAAGCCTCTGCCGCGAAATTTCCATCCCATACCACTGTTTTCAGGGCCATTTCCCATCCGGTTCGCATAAACCCGATTGGCAATCTTTTGCGGCTGGCGGGCATAAGCATTCGCCAGTGCATCAGTTGGGAAATACTTCCCAAAGATGCTGCGCAGTCCCTTTGCGCTATAGTTCAGGTTCTCGCTGGTTGCCTTCCAGTTGCCACTTTCGTGAGCGCACTGGGCAAAAAAGTGAGCAGCACGGTTGTTGCTCAGTTTGTAATAGGCCGCTGCGGCCTTGAGGGTTCCAGGCCCCCAAGCGCCATCAGCAGTCACGCCAATCTTTTTCTGTAGTTCAACGAGGCTCATCGTCCTGCACTCCGCCAATCGGGAAAGTCATTTTCATCAACCACGCCATCGCCATTGGCATCATACCGCAGGTCACCGCGATACTTTTCCCAGGGTTCCATATCATCGTCATCATCGTCCAGTGCCTCAGTGGCTTCCACTTGCGGCTCAGGAGCGGTGGCGACAACAGCAGTTGCTGAAACCAGTTCCTCATGCGTCACCTTGGGCGCTTCCGGCTCTGGGTCATCATCCTTGTTCTCAGGCGGCGGCGGCATCAGTTCACCCTTCATGCCCATCAGTGTGGCATAGGAACCAGCAACAGCACCAACCACCGAGGTCATGACGTAGCTGAGAAGGCCAAAGACATCCTTGTTGTCGATGACGTCATTCGATACAAACAGGCCAACAATCATGGCGCAGGTGATGGCGACAATGACAAATGCCATCACTCTTGCGGCCATCAGCAACGCTTTGATGCGGGCATCAAGCAGTTTATCTTCCATTTCCATCCTTAGTCCTTTCCAGCCAGCGGATTTGCCAGCGTCTTTTGGATGCGCTCATTGGTCTGCGCTTCCAGTTCCTTGATGCGCGCAAGCTGTTCCTTATCCTGCTGGCGCAGTTGCTCAATGATTGCCCGCTGCATCGCCATATTCTGAGCATCGCTATTCCTAACGCTGCTGGAAACAGCGTCAACGGTCTGCCTGGTGCCGTTTACGCTGCTGCTGATGCTGCCGGTCAGATAATTCAGCGCCTCAGAGTTACCCTTGGTGAGCCGCTCAACGCTGGTCACGCGCTCATCAAGCACTGAGATGCGGCCCTCAATGCCAGACAGGTCTGGCGGCACATAGGCTGCGGTCACTTCCTGCATGGTCAGGAATTGCTGATAAACCTGGAAGCCAGCCCAGAGTGAGCCAACAACCGTGGAAATGGCAGCAAAGATGATTGCGATTTTTCCGCTGCTCAGGCCACCAATGTTGAAGCTAAAGCCGCTTTCGTCAAAGGACACCTTATCGTCATTGTCTGTATTGGACATCTACCATCTCCTGCCATTTGGCGTTGTTAGATTGGGTCATCCGATACATTTCAAAATTCGCGTCTCTGATGCGGCGGTTTTTGTAAATGTCCCGCACTGCATAAAAGTCCGGCCTGTCCTGCAAGGCCACCTGGGCATAAGCGTTGAAACCAGGGACGCTTGCCATAGCTTCCAGCTTCTCGCTATCAGGATTGCTGATGGAACCACCTTGCTGCTCACCGCCCTGGCTGAACGATGATGATGGCATCGCGCTGCCTGACATATTCAGCGCCTCAAGCGTGTTCGCAATGGATGACGGGCTGCTGGAATTGGTTGCAGTTGTCACCTCAACCGTCTGCCCGCCAGAAAAGCCACCTGTGGCGCTTTGAGATACCGTAAAGCCACCAGACACCCCACCAGTAGCAAATTGCGCTGCTGGCCCTGCCACAACCGAAAAAACGGGTGCATCTTGAGCCATAGCGGCCTGGCTGTCCTGCGAAGGCCCATTGGCAGCCAGGGCAGCAACCTGCTCAGGTGATAGGCGCTCCGGTGCAGCAGCATCACTGGCCGCAGCAACAGCAACCGCAGTGCTGGATGATGCAGTCTCAGCCGCAATTGCCTCAGCAACCTGCTCAGTGATGCTTTCCGTGACAGTTTCAGCCTGAGTAACCTCAACCTCTTGCTCAGGCTCTGGTGCTGACTGCGCGGCAATCTCAGCAGCATCTGCGGCAGCGTCAGCCGTGTAAGCGTCAATGATGGTCAAGATTGGTGTTGCTGACACAAAGTCGATTGGCGCAATCATCTCAGGCGGGCAGCTAGGGTCTAGAGGTGTAACATTGCAATCAACCTGGGCAACAGGAGCCGCGCCCAACAGTGACCAGGAGGTTCCTGCAATTGTGCTAGGATTGCGGCCATAGAAAAGTTGAATGTTATCGTCAGGCCCAGGCCCAGTGATGCCAGCGGTGGCATCGTGATATTGCAGACCAAGTGAACCAAAATTAAACTGAATGTCACCGCTACTAAACAGGTTCAATTCAAACGTCTCTTGGATGCCGGTGCCGTATTCATTGGTGGCATACCAACCAACCAGAAATGAGCCATTGTCGCGGCGGTAATATGGATTGCCACCGCTAATCAGGTCAGTCCAAAAGCCATAAATGGTGTTGCGAGGCGCTTGCTCTATCGGAGCGCCATTGCAGCACAAATGGCTTGATGTCCCGAATGAGATAAACCCATTCGATGACACCCAGGCGCTAGTGAAGGTCTGGCCCCAATATGGAAACTCAAAACCCAGGTCTAGCTGCACTGTCCTATCATCGCCCAGGTTGAGCGGTGTCATTGTCCCTGGTGTGCCGATAATTTGCGGCTGCACAACAACAGGCTCATAGGTCTGAGCATAGGCAGGGCTTGCCAGCAGCAGGGCTAGAGCCAGCCGCCTCATGTCACTCAGCCTTAGGTTGTTTGGGCTGCTTGGTCTTTTTGAAGTCAGGCCGCTTGTCCTGGTTAAGTTCCCAGGCATCGGTTGCATCAGCGCCAATCTTGCCCATGAACGGGCAGGGAGTGCCAGCCATCTCCATTGAACGGAATACCCGCTCATCCTGGCAAAGCAGCGAAACCGCAGCCACTCGCATACCCATGTCATAAAGGGTCTTGGACAGCTTGATGCGTTCGCAGTTGCTATCCCGCACCGCCTTGCCGCCAGAAATGCCAACAATCTGGGTCTGGACAGCGCCGCTGACACCAGTGGTGCAGAGGTCTTGGCTATAAGACATCATGCTGGGAGCGATGGCGCTGGGAGGCGGTGATTTGAGGTTCTGGTCAATCACCTGGCGAGACACATTCTCGCTATAGCTGGTGGACTTGCTGTCAGAGACATTGACGTTGTTGTTCTGGTTGACGTTGGTGTTATTCGTGGTCGCATTGCTGGTGCTGTTGACCGTCGAAGTCGAAACGTCAGTGTTGAAATTCCGGTTGGTTGCATCAACCACACTAGTGCTGGTTGAAGTGTTCTGGTTGATGTTGGTCATCGTCCCAGAGTTGATATTCTGGTTGACGTTAGTGGTGGTTGCCGTGGTCTGATTGATATTCGTCATCGTGCCAGAATTGATGTTCTGGTTCACGTTGGTGTTCGTGCTGGTGCTGGTCGAAGTGTTGTTATTGTTGTTCGTGTTGGTGCTGTTGGAGGTGCTGTTGGTGGTGGTGTCATAGACATAGTTGGTGGTCTGCGCACCGACCATGCTTCCCCAGGCAACCGCAACAAGAACCCAATAACGCTTAATCATGACCTATCAGCCTTGTTGTCTAGTTTATCCTCAATGCGGCGGAGGTGTATCATCACCTCATCAAACTGCTTGCCAATGGCCGCAAATTTTTCCTCGCCAAAGCCAAGGCGCGCTTCAAGCAGCGTCAGCCTGTTGTTGAGGTTGACCCAAACGGTGATGAGGCCACCAATAAAGCCCAAGACCGTGACAACGGTGTTAACGTCAAAGCCCATCACGCTGTTCCATAAACCTCAAGGTCAATCACCCAATACTTAGTCACGCCATTTGCGGTCGCATTAAGAACCCAGTTGGCAGTCCTTGGGTAAAGTGGAGTTGACAGATTAAAGGTAATTGAAGTGGCAGAGCCGCCACTAGCAACGCTGACATTTGAGCCAGCACCACCGCCAGTATATGTCCAAACAGCACTTGCTGAACAATTGATGGTGATAGAGGCGATTGTTTGACCATCAGCATAAAGGCCAGCAGGTGAACCGGCTGATGCCCCTCCATCTGGCGTGAAAGTCACATAAGACTTACCCAGAAGGTTGCTCAAAGAAATTGCCCCGCTAGGCACACCAGCCAGCGTTCGCACATCCGTCTCATTAAGAGAAATGGTCGCAGTCGCTGAACGGTTAAGTTCAGTGTTAACCTGCGACATTGAGATTGTGCCTGATGCGGGAAGCGTCATTAGATTGCCCCGTAAGCGGTGACGTTATTCTTGGCAGTGAAGTTACCGCTGCTGTCCAGGACAGCAATCGTGGTGCCGTTGAATTTGAAAAGAAGGCTGCTGCCAGATTGCTCAATGACAAAGCTGGATGAGGCAAAGCGTCCAGCATTTGTTGCGCTGGTCGCAGTTGTCGCGCTGGTTGCGCTGCTTGCAGTCGCAGCATTGCCAGAAATGTTGATACCCCAGGTGCCAGAAGCGCCAGAACCAGAGGTTGATGGAGCGCCGATATTTGCACGGGCAGTCGCAGCATCGTTGGCCCCAGTGCCGCCGTTCCCGATAGGCAGAGTGCCAGCAACCTGGGTGCCAAGGTTAACACCAGACAGGCTGCCACCAAGGGTCAGAGAGCCGGATGCAGTGACGGTTCCGCTCAAGGTGATGCCGTTAACACTGCCGGTGCCAGAAACGCTGACAACAGTGCCGCTGCCGGTGCCAACACCAAGGTTTGCGCGGGCGGTCGCGGCATCGGTTGCGCCAGTTCCGCCGTTGGCGATTGAAAGCGGAGTGCCAGACCAGTTGCCATTGTTAATGCTGTTGGCAGTGGCAAGCGAACCAAGACCAAGCGAAGTGCGCGCACCGGCAGCAGTGGTTGCGCCAGTGCCGCCATTTGCAACCGCAACCGTGCCGCTGACGTTGTTAGCGGTCACATTCCAGTTGCCGCTGACATTAGTGCCATCAGCACGGGCAAGCGGGTTTCCGCCAACAGTCGCACCATCATGCACATGGATGGTGTCGGTGGTGGTGTTGACGGTAATTTCACCCTCAACGCCAGTGAAGCTGGCGTGTTGAGCGGTGGTTCCGCGCCTAATCCTTACCTGCTTGCTCATGCTATAAAGCCCCAATCATCGGTTTCGGTGTAAATTGTATCAATTCCATCCCAATCTTCATAGCCACTAGAAAATCCAGCAACGTAATTTGCCATATTTTGCAGTGACACTGAAAAGACCTGGGCGCTTGAATAGAATGCCAGTGCCTTGCTTTCAAAGGTTGCCTGGCCGTCATTTCTCAGCGGGCTTGGCGTTACCTGGGGAACAGTTGGCCTTCTTGGGTCAACAACCTCAGGATGCGATGGGTCAATCTCACCATCCATCCAAGCGCAAACCACATTGGCATCAGTGATAAATGGGTCAAAGCTGGCAAGCAGCCCGTCGATTGCATCAGCAAGCTGAGAGCCAGACAGCGGCGGATTGGTTGGTGCCACGCTGATGAAATTGGTAATAGAGACCGGAGATGAGCCGCTGATAGGCCCCAGGTCACCCCAGTTAAATGGGTCGAATTTGCCAGCGTTGAGATAGTTGGCAATCGAGTTGCATTCAGTCACAAAGCCAGCCTGGGCATCCAGGAATGCCAGACTTTCGGTGACAAAGTTATCAGGGTCGCCAAGCCGCGATGGCGCTGCGGGCAATGCAGTGATTGTTGCAATAGCCATTAAATCAGCCCCTCAACCGACAATGAGCATTCGGAGATTGAAGGCCCCGATAGCACAATTGAGAAGTCACGGTAATAGCCAAGCACGATTGTCTCACTGCGGTTTTCGTCGCCAATGTAAACAACCGGAGTGGTGCGAACAGATGCCAGGAACCTAGTGAATGCGCTAACATCGCTGGTTTCCAGGGTCACATCATAATCGGCGCGCTTGCTGTATGCCCGCTGCACGATGGTCACATTGCCAAAATCATCAATGTTTTTGACCGAATAATCTTTGATGCCGACACTGGTGCCAAAGTTGGTCACGGCCAATGCGGTTTGCTGGCCGATAATCATTTCTCCGCATGATGCGGTGCCAGCGCCAGCATCAATGACAAGCTGAAATGATGCGCCAGAATAATTTGGGATGTCCAGGAATGCGACTTCACTGGCCCCCGTCTCAGTGATGGGTGAGAAGAAATAATTATAATAGCCAGTGATGGCGCTAAAGTCGGCCAGACTTCGCGTCTCATCATAGACGATAATGCCGCCAGAATTGCGCACGGTCAGTTGCGCGCTTGAGCCATCAACGTCAAAAAGCACAACAGAGTTGCAAACCGACCCTGGGGTGATGGTGACATCAATGGTGCTTGAATTGGTGGTGCCTGAGCCAACAGAGATGTCAAACATCTTGTAGCGGTTTGTGGCGCTAACAAACAACCAGGTTGGGGCAGGAGCAGCAGCACCTACATCTGGCCGGTCAGTGGTTGACGATGCAATCACTTCCCAGATTTTATGGTCATAGATGCGGCGGGTTCCCAGGGTATAGGTTCCCGCCGTCCAGGCCGGATAGTCTGCCTCAGCGACATTAGTGGCCGTCAGGTTGCTTGCAGTGACCGTGACCGGCTTAATAATAATCACTTGCGTCCTCCCGAATGTCAGGCAGCCCGTCACCATCCCACCTGTCCATCAGTTCATATGACTTTCCGGTGTTCTTGGCGATTTGATAGAGCGCATTATAAAGGTCACCGCGCATATTGCTAATAGCATCGGCGGTCTGCGCGGTGGTTGCAGTGGTGGTCTGGTTGCCATCAAAGACAAGGCCAGCGCCAGCCGTGTTAACCTGAGCATTGCTTGCAGCCTGAGCAGCCAGCGTCTCACCCAAGCTGGCAGACAGCCAGGCACGAATGCGGGCAACCTCAAGTGCTGACCCAGCCGTGCCAATCGTGGCTTCCTCAATCGAGCGGCTCAATTCAGGCAGCTTTGCCAGGGCATCCAGGTTGCCAGTGCGGGCCTGGGCTGTCAGCGTAGCAAACTGAGCCTTGAGCAGCACCGAGGCGGACGATGCGTTAATACCGCGCAGACGGTTAATTTCCTCAGTGACCGTCTGGCTGACATCAGCCAGGGTCTCCATGTATTTCTGCATGGCATCTGCGGCATCTTGCGCAGCCTTGGCCTCAGCAGCAGCAGCATCCTCTGCGGCTTTGGCGGCAGCGGCATCAGCCTCAGCCTTTGCCTGGGCAGCCCAAATGGCTTCCTTGAGGCTGCGCAGCGATGCGTCAGTTGCCTCAAGTTCAATGGCACGGCGGGCATTCAGTGCATCAAGCGCGAAGCCCTGCGCTTCCAGAAGCTGAATTTCCAGTTCACGCCTGTCAGCGGCCAGCTTGGCGGCAGCCTCAGCAGCCTTTGCCTGTTCCTCCGCAAGAGCCTTAGCGGCATTAGCAGCGGCCTCAGCAGCGGCCCTGGCATCAAGTGCAGCCCAGATTTGCTGCTGCAATGCCCGAAGGCTCTCATCCATTGCATCAAGTTCAGCCTGGCGGCGGGCTGCCAAGGCACCGGCAGAGTTGCCCAGGGCCTCCATGAGGTCAATTTCAAGGCTGCGGCGGTCATCAGCCAGGGCCTTAACAGCCTCAGCAGCAGCCTTGGCCTCCTCAGCAGCCTTTGCGTTGGCATCAGCCAATTCCTGCGCAGCCTTGGCAGCGTCCTCAGCAGCCCAAACCTCCTGCTGCAAGGCGCGCAGACCGGCATCCATGCTTTCCAATTCAAGCTGACGCTTTGCCGCAAGAGCGCCAGAGGCATCACCCTGGGCTTCCATCAACTGAATTTCGAGTTCACGGCGGGCCTTGCCAGCCTCAAAGACAGCCTTGGCTTGCTTGATGGCATAGAGTTCCTCAAGCTTGGCGTAATCAGCAGCAGAGGCACCGGCTTCATCAAAGATAGCCTTTGCCTTCGCCATCTCAGCCGACAACTCATCCAGGCTTGCGCCAAGCGGGTCGGTTTCCTTTTTCAAGTCCTTAAACACCTGGTCAAATTTAAGTGCCTTTTGCACCTGGGTGTTAAGGTCTCCACCGGCCCTGATGAGCGTCTGAGCGCCAGCACTGATGCCAGTGATAATACCCTGGTTGATGGCTTGCTGCATGGCGTATGCAGCGGCTGCGGCCTGGTCTTGGCCGAAATTCATCACGCCAGCGCCCTTGGTGCGGCCCTGACCAGTGGGGTCAACCACATAGTCCTTCTTGCGCATACCAACCGAGATGTTGACTGCACCACCAAGGGTGCCGCCAAGCTGCTCTGCGACATTGCCAAGCGCAGTCAGAAGGCCGTTAGCCATCTTGTCAGCCACACCCTTCAACTGGGCGCTATTTCCAGCCAAGGTCTTTTGCATGGCACCGCCAGCAATCTGGGTCAGCGTTGCCGTGCCGGTCTTGGTCTTGGTGAACAGGCCGCCGATAAGGCCACCAAGCAAGCCACCAGCAATCGCGCCAAGCGGGCCAGCAAATGAGCCGAGGGCTTTGCCAAACACCTTACCACCAATGTCCTGCAACCCCTTGGTGAGAAATTCCTTGCCAAGTGCGCCGCCAATAGCGCCACCAACAGCGCCACCAACTCCGCCACCAACCATGCTGCCAATCTTAGCATTAGCCAGAACACCAGGCAGAGCATCCAAAAATCCCTGGAATGCTTCCTTGGTCTTTTCGGGAAACTCATCAAACATGGCCTTGAGGTTTTTCTCAAGGTCGGGTGCAGCAATGCGAATTTCGCGGCCCAGATTTTGCAAGAATGAACCAGCGCCACCAAACAGGTCATCCATCATACCGCTAAGGCTGTTGAGCGCCTGTTTTAGCTTTTCAGCCTCCTTGCGCTCACGTTCCAGGCGGCTCTTAATCTGGATGCCACCCATTTGCAGTTGATAGTATTCTTCCCACTTGGCGTTGAGGTCGGTCATGCCCTGGGCAGACCATTCAGCCATCTTGCCTTCCTTTTGGAGTTCAAGGGCTTTAACTTCACGCTCAGTGCCGGTCATTTCAAGCAGACCCAATTCATCCTCAAGTGGCTTGATGATGTTCTTCTGGAAGTCTGCATTTGCCTTATCTGATGTTGCCTTTTCCCAAGCCTTGCCAGCTTCCAAAATGGCGTTAGCCAGTTCAGTCCCCTTAACCTTAGCGGCAGCCATTTCGACAGCATTGCGCTTAATCTCAATGGAGTTCATGCCAACCTGCTTGGTCTCCTGGCGCAGTTGCTCAAGGAAGCGTTCAGCCTCCTTAATCGCGTTTTCAGCAGACTTGTCCTCCTTACCCTTTGTCGGGTTCCGGTCGGCAATAATTTTCTTGGCTTCTGCACTAATCCGGTCTTTGGCGCTGCCAATGATGTTGTCACCAATGGTCTCGCCAAGTGCCTTTAGGTCCGACCGACTTTCGGCATAATTTTTCAGGAATGCCCCGCCAATATCTAGGATAGATGTCTTGCCGGTAATGACATCATAGGCAGTCCTGAATGCTGCCATAACGCCAGCAGCAGCCATCGCGCCACCTTCAAGCAGCACATTCCATGCTTTCTTAGCCCATGATGCGATTGACGAGAAAACCCGCTCAAGGCCAAGGCCATCATACATGGTTTTCCAAAGACCACGCATGACATCGCCAGCGGTAATGCTGACATCGCCAAGCTTTTTCATTTCCTTCTGGGTCAATCCCAGGCTGGCTGCATGGCGCTGCAAAACACCATCGTCCTCAACCGCTGACTGAAACTGCTTGAAGGCAACAAAAAGCACACCAGCAGCAGCAGCAACAGCAGCCAGGACAATAGCAACAGGGGCAAACGCGACAGAGGTTGCTGCACCAGCAGCGGAGGCTGCACCGGCTGCTTGCGTTTCTGCTGCCGCCAGAACCCGTGCAGTTGCTGCCGCCTCAACCTGGGCGGCTGCCAAGCGAGTTTGAGCGGCAGTCCTGCGGTCAGTAGCAGCCTGAGCAGCCGTTGCGGTAACTGCCCCCTCAGCCTGAGCAGCAGCAAGGGCAAGTTCAGCCTGTGCGGCAATGACAGCCTCAGTCGCCTGGGCGTTCAGTGCGCGAAAACGTGCCGCGCTTGCGGCAGTGCTGGCAGCAGCAGCATCCAACTCAGCATTAGTTGTCGTTTTCAGCAGACCAATGGTCGAAAGCAATGCAACGCCAAACTGCTTTGCCGACATTCCAGACTGCATCATAATGCCGCTAATCTGACTGCCCTGCTGGACAAATGCCGTCAGAGGGTTCGCGCCAGATGCAATCTGCACACCCAAGTCCTGAAACTGGAATGCAAGGTTGGTAATCTGGTGGCTGGCAAGCTGTCCGGTCTGACCAACTGCGCGCATTGCATTGGCTGCCGCAGTCTGAGCGGCTGCGCCCTGCTGGATTACTGCATTCATGCTGCTGACTGCGGCTGAGGTGCGAGAAGCGACAGCACCAACATTGCCAACATTTCCGGCAGCATTTGCTGCGGCAGACCCCATACTGTTAAGGCTCTGCGAGGCCGCATTAACATCGCGGCTATCAACTGAAATGCGAAGGTTAGCTAGGTCAGCCACGCGAGTAATCCTATGAAGCCCAGAGCGGTTATCGCTTACTGGGCCTCATAGCACAAGATTAGTTGCGTGTCTTGGAGTTGATACGGTTAGCCCAATCAGACATTGCGCTGGCAATCTTAGCCCTGCGCTCCTCAGTCATGATGCTTGGGTCAATCCAAGGTGGCGGCGTATTTGGCTCAACAGCCTCAGCCAGCATTGCAGCATATTCACGGGAAAGCTGGCGAATGCTGCTGGCTTCCCAGGGATTAAGCTTGACGTTCTGGTTTGACATCCAGGCTGCCAAGTCCAGTTCATCAATGGGCCTGTGACCGCCCATGCTTGTTGGCCGCGAGGGGCCTACCTCAAAGAGAATTTCGATGAGATAGGCCCCAGCCCCCAGAGGTGGCATAGCGTCTGACTTAGTTTCCCTTCGAGCGCGCTTTGCGTTCTTTGGGATAGTGTTGAGCCAGGCCGCTTGCCTGACGAATACCGTCAGTTCCTCAAGCGTCTGCGCGAAAGAAGTTGGAGCGGTCTGCTACAAACTCCTGCACCTGCTCCCTAATCCATGCCCATTCAGTATAAACCTTGCGGACATTTTCGCTGGTGCATTCAAGTGCAGTGCCGTCCAGCATGAAACCTGCCCAGCCGGTTGTCAGCTTCACCAGGTCATCAATGCTGTCCTCAGCCAGCTTCTCAGCATCAAGGTCAACGGCGCGCTTGCCCTTAGAGATACGGTTCAGCGCAGCCTGTTGCTTGGCAAGCTGGATTTTCCGGTAAACCTTGCTGTCCTGTCCAAGCAGGGTGATGGTCATACCAGGAATGACTTCCTCAGTCTCAGGATGGACAACCTCAAGAGTTGCGCCATCATCAGCCTTAACAGGCTTGAGCGAGTTCAGGTCAAAAGACATTTAACACCTCATCCGAAAGCATCCGATAATGGGTCTCCCCTGCCGTGGTCGGATGCAGCCACGACAGGGGAGTTCGATAAGCTACTTACGCAGCAACCTTAACAACCGAGTTGTCAATTTCCAGCGTCACTTCCGCCATCGTGATAGCGTCAGCGTTGCCGACATTGGTCTTGTAGGACATGACCTGGGCGGTGAAATACTGAATTTCGCCGTTCACCAGAGCAACCTTGACCGAAACCTGAGCGTCCGAGCCAGCGCCAGCTTCACCCTTGTCCTGGATGATGGCCTGACCAGCATCCTCAGCCGAAAGGGCCATTGTCAGCGTGACCGAGCCATAGTTCAGCGAACCACGGCGCTTGGCAACGATGCCGGTCTTGAGCGGGGTGTGGGTCGCCAGGGCAGCTTCTGCACCGAAAGCGGGCAGGTCAGCCAGTTCACCGCAAGCCGACCAGGTAAGGGCGGCGAAGCCGGTGGCATCGTAAGTGGCGGGGGCATTGGCGCACACCGAAACAATGGTGCCAACCGAAGAAACAACGTCAGACATATTCAACCTCCATGCACGGGCAGTTTGAGTTCATTAACACAAAACAGTATTCAAGTCACGCTAACGCATGGCGCGTTGAGCGCGGTCGATAGCGAGGCGCACCATACCATTTGGCGCTTGCTTTGACCAACCTTCAAATTCCAGGCGGTAAATGTAAGGCAGATTGTTCGTAATCCAGAACACATTGCCAGGCGCTTGACTAATAGCCACCTGGGCATTTGCGATAGCTTCGCCTGATGCTGCGGCTGGATTGCCAGCATATTCAACGGTGCCTGAAACTGGCGCACCAATACTGGCGAACCAGTTTGCCCTGGCCCGCCCTGTATCAACTGGCGTGTTGAGGGTGATGTCACTCATCAAGTCCATGCACACCTTGCGAACAACAAGGTCAGCGGCCTCACCGGCCCGCTCTGCAAATGCCTTGATGTCCAGGGCGAAGGTGGTCACGCAAAGGCCCTATAGGTAACGCTCACCGGAATGACCCAGCGGTCACCAGAAACAAATGGCGGGTTCTGGGTGGTGCGCTGGATGGTGACAGTCACACCATCATAAGTCAGCCTGTCACCGCGCTGAAATGCGGCGGCAACGTCATCTGCGGCAGCACGGGCAGGGCCTTTGTTGGCATCCATTGGTGCATAAACCAGCACCTGATAAACCCCACCAAACTCATCAGAGGCTGCGCTAGAAACGCCAACCGGAATTGTGTCACCAGTTAGGAGGTTTTCGCTCAGGTAAATCTGCCCAGCCACGGGGGTGAATTTGGCATTCTCCCAATGGGTCGGCAGGTCAACCGAATTAAGGCGGGTGGCAAGAGCCGCACTAATCTTGGTGTTAATCATCTAGGCGCTCCACAACCTGCATATCCAGAGCCACCTTCTTACCATCATCCAGGCGGATGATATAGGCGATTACGTTGCCCTTGGTATCATGCAGGACGCTATCAAGAATGCCAGTGTCCCATTGGGAGGGAAACCAGACCCGCTCCCCAATCTCAATCATCAGTTGGCCCGTAGCTGGCAGATATAGACCACATCAGCGCCAGACAGGCGCACTGGGTTAACATCCATCACGCGATAAGTCTTGGCATCCACCGTTGCCAAACAGCCAACCTCAGGACGCTCATCAATCAGTTCCAGGATAAGGCGCACATCGCCAGCCAGGATATTCGTGCCATCAATGTCCTTCTGCATATACTGCGAAGGATAACCATTGCCGGTGTAGGTCACATCTGCGGCAGGTGTCTCAGCGGCCCCAGTGATGGGGTCTGTGGCACCGCCACCAACAAACGTGATGGTCACTGGCTCACCCTTGGCAGCCAGCAGCTTTGAGGCTGTCAGGGCAAGGTTGCTCATGTGCGGGTGACCGTCAGTTGGGCAAAGCCGCCGTCAGAGGCGGACTTGAGATAAGCGGTGAGCATCCGATTGACGAAAGGATAGCGTTGAGTGGGGTCAGAATAATCCTGATACTCAACCTCAATCACATCCACCTTTTCGCGCTTCACTCGCTGTCCCTGGTCAGCAATCAGCGTTTCACCGCCAGCCGAGCGCAGAGCCATTTCAATGCAAGCCTTGATGACAGGCTGCGGCACGATGTTGCTATCAAGCAGGAAGCGGTCAACGTAAACGCTGATGCGGGGCCATGAAAGGGCTTGGGTCTGGGTGACCCTATCACCCTTCCAGGCATCCCGATAAGTGGCTTCCAGGTAATCAGTGGCCTTGATTAGGGCTTGCTGCTTGGCGCTGGTGCTTAGGTCAGCCCAACCAGCAATGCCCCGCTCCGAAACGTAGTCATCGGCAGCAGCAACACTTGCATAGCTGTTGGCGTTTGAAAGCCCCGCTCCTGTCTCAACTACGAATGCCATTGATTACTCCTTGCGAGGCCGACCGCGCTTGCGGGGTTCCTCATCGTCAGAAACGTCATCAGCCTCAACCTCACCTTCCTCATCGGTCGGTTCAGCGGCTGCTTCTGCTTCCTCTACCACTTCCTGCACCTCATCGGCAACGACAGGCTCAGGGGCGGCAGCAATTTCCTCAGGAACAGCAGTGTCAGCGACTTCATCGTCACCTTCCACTTCCAGCTTCTCATGAAGCGGAGTGCCTGGGGGTGCAAAGACAGCATCAATGATTTTGTAACCCTGCGCTTGCAGCTTGGCCTTACGCGCTGGGTTAATCGGATGCGGTTCGTAAATAACCTTCATGCTCATTCTCCTTAGCATAAGGGCCGCTGGCAGGGACTTCCAACCCGCCAGCGGCCCCCATTCTCTATGGATTAGAGGGCAGCGTCACCAACAGCCATCACACCAGCGGTGTGCTTGATGGAGGTCGCAACCTTATCCCAGTTCGAGCCGGTTGCCAGTTCGGCATCCGTGGGCGACTTGCCACCGTTGGTCACATCCCAGGTGTAGCCCTTGAGGGCCAGACCAAAGGTGTAATCAACCTGCATCGTGGTTTCGATGCGGGTCTGACCATTGCTGGTGTCGATGTTGCTGATGACATCGCCGCCATCGTAAACAACGGCAGCGGCATCGGCCAGGCCGAGGACGCGCAGCTTGTTCGGAGTGCCAGCGACATACAGAGCCGGAGCATCGGTCACGATGACCGGACGGCCCAGGATGTCCACAACCTGCACATTCTGAGCAACAAAGAGCTGCGCACCGTTGGTCAGGTTCTGGGCAATCAGCTTGTGGTAAGCTGCACCGTTCATGACGTTGGCAACAATCGCCTGGCTGCTATCGCCAAACAGTGCGTGAGCAGCGTTCATGGCGGTGTAGCTGATGCCAGCCGAAGCCGAAACGTCATTGGTGGTGGCAGCGCCCTGGTTGCCAATGGCGGCGCAGAGCGCAGCAATGGCAGTGTTAAGCTGGTCGGCCAGCAGGGCTTCTGCGAAGTTGCGCGAAGCGACTTCGATGCCTTCGCTGGTCGGCTTCTGCAACCAGGTAAGCTGACCAGGTTCAAAGCGGATGGGGCCGAAACCGCCAGCCACCTTAACACCGCTGGTGCGAAGCTGGGTCAGGTCGGTGGCCGAAGCCGAAGCCTGGGCAGCGTAGCGGTCAACACGGCGCTGTGCCGAGTGGATGGCCGCAAAGAAGCTTTCCTGCAAAAAGTCACCATCAAAGCCCGAAGTGGTCAGGCGGATGGCACCATTCGAGGCACCGTTAAATTTATCAACCATCTGACCCAGGGTCTCAATGGTGGCGGGCATGATGTATTCGTTGAATACCTGCATCTGCGAGAGCGACATAACAATCAGTCCTTATTCTGGAAGGTTCGGGAACATTTGCTTGATGGCGTTAACCCGCTGCGCCTTATCCCCACCAAGGTTGCCCTTAGGCTGGGTCGGGCTTCCGCCATTACCGCCAGAGGCACCGCCCCCAGAATTAGCAGGTGCAGAAATGAAGTGCTTGCCTTCATCACTTGCAGCCCACTCAGCAACAGCATCAACGAGCGGCTTGTCACCCATGAGCGCCGAATAATCACCGTTATCAGCCTTAATCTGCGCTTGGCTGCGCAGCATGGCCTTGGCGGCTGGCATAAACTCTGAGCGAACACCGGCCTTAACAAGAGCCTCAGTTAGTCCATTGTCGATGAGGTAAGATTGCAGAGCGCCATCCTTGCTAGTCAGGTCTTTCTGCAACTGCTCAATCGTCTTTGCACTTTCCTTGGCTGCCTTTGCCAGGTCGGCTTTCAGCCCTTCAACCTCAGATTGAAGTGCTGCATATTCTGCTGGGTCAATCTCAGCGCCCTTGGCTTTAGCCTTAGCCACCTTGTTTTCATTCAGCAGTTCACGATTTTTGGCCGTTAGAACCTCAATCGCCGCTTCGAGTTCTGCAATCCGATCATCACTCATGTTTTATCCTCTGGATAATCCACCCCTCAGGGGCTTCTTTTGCCCCTCAGGGGCGGGTTTGCCCCTCAGGGGCGGTAAGTTGTTCCGGCTCTGCCTTCGCAACCATTGCAAGCTTTATAACATGAATATGCCAAAAAGCTAATGCCTGTTTAATAGATGACACCTGGCTCACTTTCCATTTCAGGAGCCTCCATCTCAACGCCCATTTCCTGAGCGGTGAAATACTCAATCATCCCTGCTGATGGCATATACTCAGCCTTGCTTTGGGCTGCCATAAAAGCCAGTTCAGCTTCGACAACAGCGCCATCCTCAAACTCAACACCATCTGGCTGCTGGCTTTTGGCGGTAAAGGCACCGTCAACATAGGCAATCTCATATGAGAAAAGGCCAATCTCAGCGACAAACATCAGGCCACCTTTCTCAGAATTTCGAGCATGAAGCGGAAATACTCTGGGTCTTTCTCAGCGAATGACTTGGCATCAGCCAGCATCCGTTCAATGCCCATCGTCAGCAGTTCAGTTGCGCCATCCTTATACACCTTACCCATGTAATGACTGCCGCCGCGCTTTTTCCATTCATCCTCATAGGCAACCTCATGAGGCTTATAGCCCTTGTCACCAGTGAGAATGCTGAGTTTCTGCGGTTGCTGGCCGTTGGCGCGCTTCAACAAAAATGAATTTGTTTTGCGCATGACATCTGGGTGCGAAAACTCAATGTCATGCACAAGTTCATGGACGATGACTGATGTGCTTGTGTCTTTATTGATAAAGATTGTGCGGGTCACATCATCATAGCTGGCGCGCTTATTCTTGGTTCCGCTAACCTTAATGGCCTTTGGCATGATGTCGCGGTGAATTAGCGAGGCAACAAGTGATGCTGCATCAGTAACCTTGTTGCGATAGGTCGGGTTATATCCTGGCTGGACAACATCATCAGGATTGCCGCGCATTTCGGTCGGCAGTGCCATGATGCGAACCATGCGGTCACGCTCTGCCATTGAAATAGCAAGAAAGTCCTTTTTAGACTTTTCATATTGCCGCTTCAATTCCAAAGCCTTGTAATAGTTATCATCTTGCTTCGAGCCACCGGCTTTCCATTTGTAATAGACAGCCTCAAAAGCATTGTATTCGTCATTATAACGCTGCTTTGCCGCGCCATATTCAGGGACATATTCAAACTGCTTTACCGTCTCAATGGTGCGGTCAATGTCACTCATGCGCGGCTGCGGTGTTTCAGGCTTTGGTGCTGCCTTGGCCGCACTGCCATACTGGGCGCGCAACTCAGCCAGCGTCAGCGGATTGCCGCGCTGGTCTAGAAGCTGGTTCAGCGTAATCTTGCCAGAGCGCCACAATTCAGCGCGCCCCTTGCCAAGCATCTGGTCAGCAAACTCTGGTGGCTTGCTCTTGAGGAATGCGTCAAATGTTAGGTCAGCGGCGACATAACCGTCCATGCTGGCGCGGGTGCCTGGCTCAACCTTGTCCTTGATGCGCCCATTGGTCAGTTCCTCAAAGGACTTGGTGATGGGGATGAATGTTGACCGGCAATTCCAGTGCGCTGGCGGGCCACCGTTCCAGGGAATTTTGTGCTTTACCGGCTGGAAGTCAGGATAAGTCCAAGTCTTGCCAGAGCGCACAATGCAGATGTCAGAAGTGCGGCTGTCCAGGGTGGAGACCCACTGCACTTCCTTAATGATGTCAGCATTGGCTTCTAGGGAGGCCAGGCGGGCATCCTTAGCCACCGTTTGCACCGCAGTCCTGGTAATCGCCATTGCATCGCGGCGGCTCTTGGCAATTGGCTCACCGCCCTTGTCGCCAATGCCAATGATGGCTTTAGCAATCTGAGCATTGGTCTGCCCCAGCAACACGCCATTCTTGACGGTTCGCTCAACGTCAAAGCGGGTGCTTTCGTTCAGCCTGGAAAACCAATCACCAATGGTTGCGCCTTGCACCAGGGCGCTTTGAGCAATGTCGCTGATAACCGCTGCCGGTGGCAGAACGGCATCAATGCCGACACCAACCATTGCATCACGGAAAAACTCAGCCTCAGCCACCCCCAGGTCAGCCAGGTCTGGCGGATTGATGGAGATGACAGCCTTGAGTTCAGCAATGGCCTTGTCCAGGCGCTTGCCCTGATACTCTGTCAGTTCCTTGCCTTTAAGCTGCTTTTCAAGCGCAGCAGCGACAGCATCAAGCTGCTTGTTAAGCTGAATGCTCTGCCCAGCAATCACCCGCTCAAGCAGCAGTTGCCTGATGACGGATAAGTCTAGGAGTTTGTCAGAGACATTCATCTAGCTGGCTTTTCGGTTATTGGGCTGCCCAGGGCAAGGGCGGTGCGACAACAGGCGGATTGATGATGTCTTGAAGCTGCTGCTCCACATTGGCCTCAAACACCGCTGCCTGTTCTGCACCAATACCAGCAAAGACCCAACCAACAACCTGAGCCTCAGTCAGTTCATCATAAGGAGTGAACGGTGCATCAAGGTCTAGGTTCATGCTGTGCGAACCATAGATTTGTGCTTGATGAATGCCGTCAGTTGCCGTCAGCGTCCAGTGGATGCAAAAGACAACATCAGCCTGGCCCTCATATTCAGGGTAAGCTTCCATCTTATTGATGGCCCAGGTCTTAACAATGGTCATTCTGGTGCTCCTTCATTCTGCATCGGCAATTCTGCCCATACCTGATTTTCTTCGTCCCAGCGATAGGGTTTGCCGTCATTAGGGTAAGCAATAGGAGGCACCCAGAGGCAAGTTTCCTCATCAAGCGTCCAGGATGGGAATGTCTGAGGCGGAATAAAAGCATCACGCTCTTGGTCATAGGTAAACCCAACTCCCGCAAAGTTTTTACGCAGAGGAGTGCCATTGGGGTGCTTACCACCAAACGTGTTATATGAGGTCTGCACCCATAGAGCGGGGTCACCAAACAGGCCGGTGTCAATGACATCCTGCTCAATGACTAGCACCTGTGTGACGATGCCGTTTTCGACTTTAGCAAAATGGCTCATGCCGTGTAACTTCCAGATGAATTGAATTTCAAAATTGTGCGAGAACCTGAGATTGTGACAGTTGGTGAGCCAGTTGTCACACCCGAATAGTTTGCAGTCGGCACTGAGATAATCACAACACCAGAGCCGCCGCTTCCACTCGTCCCCCATCCATAAGCGCCGCCGCCACCGCCTCCGCCAGTGTTGGCAGTGCCGCTAACAGCCTCAACTGCATTGCCGCCAGCGCCGCCGCCACCAGCACCACCAGCGCCAAAACGGTCAGCGCCTCCACCGCCGCCACCGCCAGCATAGGTTACAAGAAACCCAGTAATTGTCGATGCAGAGCCGTCCCCACCCTTACAGGCACCAGCGACATCTGCGCCAGTGCCATCTTGGCTTGCGCCGCCACCGCCGCCGCCATTACCGCTGTATCCAGAGCCAGCGCCACCAGCCTTACCTTGCCCTGTTGTTCCATTACCGCCAGCAATGGGCGTATAATATCCATTGAATGCGCTGCCGCCGCCAGAACCGCCATCCAAGCCTTGCGCTGGCCCATTTTGCGAACCACCGCCACCGCCAGCGATTGCAATGGCATTAACAGCCCCGCCCACAACTGAGGAATTTGTGCCGCTAATGCCCCTATCAACCCCAGTAACACCAGAACCGCCGCCACCTACAGTGACTGTATAAACTGTCCCAATAGTCAGCGTGGCAGGGCCACTAAGCATACCTCCGGCACCGCCACCACCGCCAGCATAAGCGCCGCCAGAACCAGCCCCAGCGACAGCCAACAAGTCTGCACTGTAAGTGCTTCCGCCACCACCGCCACCGCCGCCACCGCCACCACCGCCACCAGCAGCGCCGCCAGCAGTATAAGTCCCAGAGGACGTATAGGTCAGGATGGTATTACCCCCGACTGTTGTGACGGTCGGGTTACCAGTTGTCACCCCGCTGTAGCGATTTGTCGGGATAGATAGAATTACAACACCAGAGCCGCCATTGCCGGGAGGTGAGCCACCACCACCGCCGCCACCACGATTAGCTGTGCCAGATTGTGCTGCGACACCGTTCCCGTAACTAGCGCCACCACCACCAAATCCACCAGCGCCAGCCGGGACATTACCAGCAGCGCCACCGCCGCCGCCAGCATATGCTACATCAGTTCCTGTAATGCTGGATGACGCTCCATATCCACCAGCGCCACCTGCACTATACCAAAGACCATCACCACCGGGAGACGCAGCACCGCCGCCGCCACCAGAGGCAGTCCAAAACATGAAGAAAGAACCACCATCCCAATAGAAATAATAGCTGCCATAGCCGCCATTAAAACCTTGCCCAGCAGTGCCAGCACCACCGGCTTGGTTAGTCCAGCCGCCACCGCCGCCAGAAGCGCCAGCATTACCAGCGGGGCCACCATCAGGGCCACCGCCACCACCACCAATTGAGGTAATAGTGTCAAAGCTGCTATTGCCGCCATTAGTGCTTGCGCCACCGCCAGCACCTACAGTGATGGTATAAACATTGGCTGTATTAAGTTGCAGTGAGCCAGTGCGAAAACCACCACCACCGCCACCACCGCCGTTTGAGCCGCCGCCACCGCCGCCACCAACAACAAGATAGCTGACGTTATAGGGGCTGGTGTCGATTGAAGGCCCAGTGCCAAGCAGGGCGTTAAGAACACCAGACATTAAGTCACACCTGAGCCAGAGATATACCAGCGGTTCGCTTGAACCTTGATGAGGGTTGCAACAGCGCCAATCGCCAAGGTTCGCGTTCCAGTGGTTGCAGCGCCAGTGCCAGCCAGCACAAGGGTTACACCAGATGCAGGAACAATGGTCTTACCAGCATCCTCGCAAACAAAGGTGATAGCAGTGCCAACAGGGAAGTTGAGCGTAGCATCGGCAGGAATTGTCGTGGCGAAAGCACCAGCAGTCACATAGAGATGCTTGCCAGCGTCTGATAGGGCCAGCGTGTAAGCACCAGTGCGCTGGTTCTGAGGCAGGATTTTATAGCCAGCCTCAAACAGTGTGCTGCCATCAAATGCACCGAATGGCAGCGTAAGCCGCCAGAACGGCGGTGAGCCGCCATCGGAGATGAGCATCAAGCTAGTGCCAGCGGCCATAGTGGTCGGGCCGTCAGTTCCATTAGAGCCAGCATATGACAACGTGATGCTGCCGCTGCTGATATTGGAAATGGTGATTGCTTTGCCGCTAATCGCGCTGGTCGGCAGCGTCACGGTGATGCCAGCGGTAACAACCAGGATGTTTGAACCAGCATTGCCGCTTGATGTTAGAGCGGTGCTAGATGCAATGACCTGCTGCCCAGTGGATTGAAGGCCAATGGCTACGTTTGAGCCACCTACCGACAGAACACCGCTGCTGTTAATATAAGCATAAGTTCCAGACCCAGCGGCATTTTGGAAAGCGATATTGGTGCCGCGCAGGTAAAGCGTGTTGCTATCTGAGGCAATGTTGCCGTGGTTTGATGCTCCAAGGAATAGCGTCCCAGCAACCTCAGCGTTTCCGTTAACGTCGAGAAGTGACGATGGGCTGTTGGTGCCAATTCCAAAGTTTCCGCTGTTATTAATTCTAGCGCGCTCTGTCCCAGCAATAGCAAAAAGCATATCGCCGCCACTCGCATTGTTAATGCGGAGATTGTCGGAGCCAGTTGTGCCAATGCCAAAGTAAGGGCCGCTTGTGCCAATGCGAATGCCAATTGTGCTGGCATCTACTTGGTAAAATAAATGCTCGTTAGCCCCAAAAGAATACGTTGTGCCAAAGACATTGCCTTGGACATTCAACCTGTAAGAACCAGGGCTGCTTGTTCCAATCCCAAAGTTGCCGCTGCTATCAATTCTGGCGCGCTCAGACCCATTAGTGCGGAAAATAACTGAGCCAGAACCTGAGCAATCAAGGGTTAGAGCATTTGAGGTGGACGCAATAAAACCCCATTGGGCCGTTACTGCACTATCCGTAAATTGGATTGTGCCACCAGCGGCAGTGGCATTTGCACGAATGCGAACCGCATATCCTAGACCAGCAGTTGTGTCAGCCGAAGCAATATCCACACGATAAGCTGGCGATGAAGTGCCAAAGCCAACATTTGTGCCGTTGTCATAAACTACGGATGCTGATGCTGCGGAGGTTCCGTTGCCCTTTATCAGATAGCCAGAGGTCAATGACGTAGCGCCAGTGCCGCCGTTTGCGACAGGAAGGGTGCCGCTAACCTGGCTGGTGAGGCTGACACCAGAAAGGGTGCCGCCAAGCGTCAAAGAGCCACTGCTAGTGACAGTGCCGGTCAGCGTGATGCCATTAACAGTTCCGGTGCCAGCAACACTGGTAACAGTGCCGCCACCGCCAGCGCCACCAACCTCAACAATGGAGGCGGTGCCGTTGTCCTTTTTCATGTAAACCTTGCCATCATAGGTGTTGATGGCGAGTTCACCCAATTCTAGGTCACCCAGAGCGGGTGCCTTGCTTGGGACGGCGCTGCGCTTGAATTTCAGAAGTGCCATATGGCTTCCCTTTCGCGGCTATATAGCCTGGGTGATGTCTTAGAAGGTGCCGAGGTCAATAGTCCCAACAGCCAGGGTAACGTAACCGTTGCCAGCGTCCTTAGTCCAGGAAAGCGATGAGTTCATGCGCAGGACACCATTGGTGCCGTCAGTTCCCCAGATATAGCCAGCGGTTCCGCCAGCAACCACGGCAACCTTTTCGTCAGTGTCGCCATTGGGGATGTTGAGCGCCGTCTTGAAGTCGGCAATCGTGATTTTCTTTTCCTTGATGCCGGTGGCGCTGGCATCGTGGATAAGCAGAAGGTCAGCAGCGCCATCAATTGCGCCAATGCTGCCCAGGTCATCAATCGGAGGCACAACCGGCTGCGATGTTGTTGCGTCAACCGCGATGTGCATGGTGCTGCGGTCAGTTGCATAGTGCTGCTCACCCGCCAGCATCCCAGAGGTGGGCAGGTTAGCCTTTAGACCGCGCTTGACTTGAATTCGTGCCATCTGACCAATCCTTAATTAAATGTTCCGCCATCAAGAATGCCTGGCGTGTTGCGCCAAAGCCCTGTTGCCCCGTCATACTGCAAAATGTCCCGATTAAGAACACCTGAGATTAGGACATCGTGAATTTCATCCAGTTCATAGCCATTCTGCACTTTGACGAATAGCTTGCCGTGATTGGCATGGGCATATTCGACAACAGCCACATAGACCAGGTGAGCGGGTGCATGGGGCTTAACGGCAGTCATGCCGCCTGGCGTGGTCGGGCTTAGGTAAAGCTGTTGGCCGTCAGCATAAGCAGCAGTGTCAACGTCACTGATATAGCCGAAGCTGACCACATAGCCGGTGCCATTGTTCGGAATAAGGTCAGTAGTCAGGCCAAGTGTTTGCGCGCTAGTTGCGTCAGATGTGGCAAGTGCCAGGGAAATTTCAGATGTCTGCCCAGTAGCGCCGCTGATATAGACCGCAGTGCCTTTGGGAATGGCAGCGCCAGTGCGGTTGCGCACCAAGGCAACGACATTGGTTGTTGGGCCACCACCGCCACCACCGATAACACTTAGGTCAACCGTGTTATCGGTCTGGCTAATCGTGACAGTGCCATCAACCGAAGTGATGCTGCGAATGCCACCACCACCGCCGCCGTAGCTGCTGCCGCCCCTTGCCCTGGGCAGTTCAATCTGAAACTCCTGGCCGTCAGTCAGGGTAATCCAGAACGATGTTTCGTCACGCTGCTCAATAAGAGCGATGCCAGTGCCGTCAGCGCCAGCAGCCCCATCCCTGCCATCACGGCCATTGCGACCATCGGCACCAGGAGCGCCATCAACGCCATTTGCCCCGTCAGCACCAGCGGGGCCGCGCAGACTTTCGCGGTTAATCTCAAACCAGAGGTCAACCGCAAGCTGAATTTCCTGGTCGGTTGGTGCGCGGCCAGGTGCGCCGTCCGCTCCGTCCTTGCCATCTGCACCGTCTGCGGGCTGCTGGATGTTTTCTTGCAGCCAAGCAACAGCCGCAGCTTTGACCTGTTCGTCACTAACAGGAGGTGCATCTTGTCCAGGCTCTCCCTGCGGCCCAGGTTCACCTTGCGGGCCAGGAACCATTGGGCGTGAGGCAGCGTCATTGACCCGCTGGTTCAGCGCCGCAACTGCCTCAACCAGTGAGGCAATAATCTCCTCACTAACCGCCATCTCTTAAAGCCCCAGGCGGCGGCGGATGTTATCCATCAGTCCGGTGTCCGCTGGCTGTTGCTGCGGCTCAAGCCCCTGGGCGTGTGAAGCGTCGAAGCTAGGCCCTTGGTCAGCAAGCTGCGCCTCATATTCATCAAACTCCATCTCTGGATTGACCAGTTCACCGCGCTGGAAGTTCTCAAACAGAACCGAAAGCGGCATGGCATCACCCTGGTAAGCCGACAGCAGAGCCGTAACCATCTGCGGCTGCATACGGGCAGCGCCAAAGTCGGTGTTGAGCGTCAAGCTGGCATCAGCCGGTGCGCCAACCCATTCCGCCATCCAGTTCAGGCAGCGGGTCAGGCTGTCAGAGGCAGCGCGGCTGATAGAGGCCAGGATAGACCGCTCACCAGCCGTCTTGAGTTCAATGGTGCCAAATGCCTCAGCGGTCTTTTTATCATCCGCCAGCATTCGAGCGCCCAGGACAGCCATGCGCTGTTCCTTGTCCTTCATGGCTTCGCGCAGGGTCTTGAGACCGTCACCCTTAAACTCAAGGTATTCAGCCTTGGCTGATGGGTCTGGGAACACCCAGGCAGTCATTGAGCCAACAGACAGCGCCTGGCCTTCACCAAGCTGCACACCGGCCACATATGGGGTCGGCAGACCAGTGAAGTGCAAACCATGCTCATAATCCGCGCTGTTGCGGTAATGGCCCAGGTTGGTGTCCACCAGGTCAAGCATCGGAGGCTTCTGCACATCAGCAGAGGCGCTGTTGGCACCCAGGATGACAAATGGGATGAAGTTCATCCGCTGACCCTGCTTGAGCGGGAACACCTCACTCAGCACATTGTCATCCTCATCCATGACGCGCTGACGATAACCCTCAGCGGTCAGGTCAAGGACGCGATAACGGATGACATCAACCGTCTCAAATTCGTTCTTTTGCTCAGTGGCTGTTTCGCGCAGCACCACCAGCGTCAGAACCTGAGCGCCGTTAATGTAGCTGATGCGCCAGTTGATGATGGCCTCAGCAGAATACCAGCGCAGGAATGGGCGCACATTGAGCGCCTCAGCCATTGCGACAGTTAGCCCATCAGTCTGCACCTGGGGGAAGTCAGCCATAATGCCAACACGGCCAACCGCAAGCTGCTGATCAACCACCTGCTCTGCAAATTCGCGCAAGTTGATGCCAGACAAGCTAATGTCAGCCTCATAGGGCTGAATGGCAGTCGGCAGCTTAACAACAGGGTCTTTGGCAAAAATCATGCCAGTGAAAGCGTCTAGGGTGCGGCCCGTGGCGTTAAAGAAGTTGGCCCGCTCCTGATAAGCCATGTATTCGGCATCAGTCTGGTTCGACAGGCGCGGCAGGTAATCGTTGCCCGTAAAGACAGGATTATAGAGGCTGCCGGTGTAGCGGGTCGAAGTCCGCAGGTTCTTGATGATAGCGTCACGGCCAGCAATAACATCGCGGCAACGCTGCCACTTATAACGGTTTTCGTCATAAGCTTTATGGGTGGAGGTGACGCTCATTTAGACCCCTGCAATCTGCGCGAATGTAACGGTTCCCCGTCCAATAGCATACTTGTAAGCAATGAAATAGCCGAGAGCGTCATTTAGATGGTCGAAGCCAGCCGTTTTGTCTGGTTCACCCTTCTTGTCATACGCCTGGCGCTCCAAACCTTCCACCGTATTAGGGCAGTTATCTGGATTGACCAACAGTCTGCGCTTGCCCTGGTTGTGAATGACCTGGTTGACCGCCATGACCCTATCCTTGACCGCAGGGTTTTTACTGTTTGCCAAAACCGTAAAGTTTGCAGCGCGCAAAAGCGTGATGTCAGACAGGCTGGCATTGACGCTCTTGGTGGCCCCGCCAGATGCGTCAGGATAGACAGTGATGGCGTGACCTGGGAAACGCTCTTGCAGCCGCAGAATAAGCGTTGGCGTGTCTCTGACCCCAGACAATTCGTCTAGGGCCATAGGGTCACCATTCCTGATGACGCAAATGACCGCGCTCATGTTGTTGACGTTGAAGTCAACGCCAATGTGCAGCGGCTCACGCTCCCTGATGCGCTCAAACGTGCCATTCAGGTTGCGGTCAAACTCAGGATAGACGCTGCCAGCCGTGAGGTTCACAAACTCACCGTCCAGGTAAGCAGCAAGCTGAGATGTCGAATACTGGCGTTTCAGGGTCTCAACGTAATTCTTGGGCAGGTATGGATTGCTGCTGGTCGGTGCCTTGATAAGCTGAAAACCCTGCTTTGGCGATTTGCCCCAGGTATCATAGACAAAGTTGAAACCTTCTGGCGTTGATGCAGCAGCCAGCGTGTTGTCTGAACCATCATGCTTTTTCTGGCGGCAGCGGGCCAGCATCTTGCTCCACACATCCGCAGCCTGGGCGCGCTTGAGCGTATCAATTTCGTCAATCACGCCATCAGCAATTTCAAAGCCCACCATGCGCTCAGGATTGTCAGCAGAGCGAAAGATAACTTGGGAGCCATTAAACAGCTTGAGGATGCTGTCAGTCTTGTTGAGGTCATAATCCATGCCCCACTCATCCAGCATCCCAGAGAAGCGCGGCCAGGCAATCAGCTTAACCAGGTCATAGGTCGGCTCAACAAAGCCAAAATTCAGCCCTGGATATTGCAAGGCCTTGACCAGGGTGCGCGCAACAGCGGCCTGAGACTTTCCAGCCCCGTAACCCGCAACGAATGCAGGATGCGGCTGGTCAGTGAAAACAAATTCCTCCTGAGGCTCAGTCAGTGTCAGGCTTATCTGCATTTGCTCTCTTTACGATGAGTTCAAATTTGCCGGTCTCAGCCTTGATGTTCATGTGAGCGGGCAGAACCTTGCCAAGCAGGGTCATGTAAGATGCGGGCTGCTCAATCGCCATCTTAGCCAGGTAATCGGCACCACCCACCTTATCAAAGCTGGCCTCAATCGCTTCTCGCAGCGTCTTGGTCACCTTGTTGGCAGAACCCTTTGGCCGACCCATGCCAGCGCGAGGCGGTTTCTTTTTACCAGAATTAGCCACTAGTTTACTGTCAGCCATGCCTTTCAGCCTTTCTTGCCTTCCAGCTTATCACGAATGGCAAAGGCAATGCGAACAATCCAGTTGTCATCCTGCTCACCGCTGCGGATTTGCCGAATAAACTCCTCATTGCCGTGGTCGATTGCCACGATGTCAGCAAGGGCATTGCGCACCTGGTCATCAGTAAATTTCATAATCGTCCTCAAACTCATCTGGATAATACTGCTCTGGCTCATATCCAGCCAGCATGGCTTCCATTGCAACGGCGGCTGGGCCGGTGATGGGGACTTGTCCTGTCTCCCATCGCCTAATTGCCCTGCCGCCTGTCTTTGGGCTGAGGCGCAGGGCATCCCGCAATTCGTTTACGGTCATGCCCAACTGCGCCCTGGCCCTTTTAACGTCCCTGGCAGTCCTAATCATGGGGTCATAACCCAGACTGCCCAGAACAGGATTGGAAAGCCGACAATGACCAGAGGGGCCAGCAGCTTTTCGCTGGTCGGCTGCGAGTTCCAAATTGCGCGGATAAGGTTAATCGTTTCCATGTCTCAAACCTCCTGCCCAATCGAAAGGGTCGGGATGACATCCCAATCCTCTTGAACGGGGCAAACAAGATCACCAATCTTGTAGGTCACAATGCCAGCGCGATAGTCGATTGCAATTACGGTCATGTCTCAATTTCCTTAATGGCGGGCCAGCGGCCCAGGATGGTGGGGGCCGAAGCCCCCGATATGGTTAGCGGCTAAACTGGCCTAGGTCATGTTCACCCCAGTAGCGTTCAGCACCCTCATGGATGGCTTCAACCGTTTTGATGGTTGAACCAGGGTAACGCGAAGCCAGCCAGATTGCGGCGCTATCGCAGTCAGGCGCACCATAAACACGGCCCATTTCGTGTGCGCCATACTTGGTGGTGTATGTGATGCGATGGTTCATTTTACTTCTCCTAGTTGGCGGGGCAGCGCCCCTGGTTGATGCACATTCTCTAAACCGGCTTTACCTGGATGTAAAGCCCTCTTTGCATCTTTTTTCATTATTCGTGCAAAAAAATGGGGGCCGAAGCCCCCGCTGCTTAACCTTCAAGGTTATTGTTATAAAATTCCATCATCGCGTCAAAGCCAGCCTGGGTCATGGAAATGACATTTTCATTGTCATCCCATTCGCTGCTTTGCACCAGGCCCTTACGAGCCAGCGAACCGCAGACACCAGCGATACTGCGAGGGGCAAGCCCAGAAGGAATTTTGGCATCATCAATGCAGTCAGACCAAACCATGTTGTCGGCTTCTTCGTAGCAGGTGGGGATACCGTAGTTCAGGCAATTAAAGCAGTTGGTGGCAATTGCGCGAAGAACCTTGGCTTCATTTTCAGTCAGGTTAATGGCGGTCATTTTCAGTCTCCGAGTTGGCAGGCGAAGCGCCCTGTTGGTGAAGCCTCCTCTAAAGATGCCTGGCTAATGTGTAAAGCCCTCTTTGCACTTTTTTATGATTTTTTTTATTTTGGCACCTGCCACCGCACAATGTCGAATGGATGCTGACCGTCAGGCCAAGGCTTCCAGCGCCAGCCGTCAGCCTTGATGCCCCTAACAATCATCCCATTGCGCAGCACAACATCCACGATGTCATGCGGCGGTTTTCTGCCGCTGTTGGCTGGCATCTTCTAGCTTGGCTTTCGTTTTGCAATCCAGCCTCAGGCAAGCTTTGATGCCTGAGGGATGGATTACGGCATTGCAGTGGTCACACCAGATGGCGGGCTTGAGGCTATACTTAGGCATCAGCTTCTTTCACGAATACACCATCAACCATCCGGCCCTTGCGGTCTTTAATCTCATGCCAGGCACCGGCAATGCACTCCTCAATGTTCATTTCCTTCTGAGCGGCCAGGATGGTCAGCACGACAAACATATCACCAATGGCATCGGCAAATTCATCGTCACGCTGCTTGGCAATGGCCTGGGCCAATTCCCCAGCCTCCTCCATCAGCTTTACAAACTGGCTCTTGGGGTCGCTGCCATTGATGAGATTACGCTCAGATGCCCATTGGCGGATGCGGGCTGCATAGATCATATTCATTCTCCCTCGTTGTAAATCACGGTTCCGTCATCCAGGCGCTTGAGAGCGCCGCAACCCAGGCCCAGGGCAATCATTGGCTCTGGCAGGGCCGCAATCTCCTCAGAGGTCATCGCCCTGGTGATGCGGGCCTTCTGGCTGGCTTCCAGGCGGCGGGCCTCCTGCTCACGGTGGATTGCCTGGCGGATGTAGCTGCGCTGCCTGGTATGACCATCCATGCGCCGCCACTCCTGCAAGATGTCCAGGCACTCAGCAATGGTCGGAAACCACCGGCAGCGGCTCATGGCCTGTTCTGCCAGGTAACTAATCGCGTCCTTTGGATAGCCTTGCAGCAGCCGCTGGTATGCGGCCACAAACAGCTTCCCAGCCAGTTCATCCTTCGATTGCTTTGGCAGCACCGCGCTCATCAAGCGAAAGCACTTCGCAAAGTGCTGGTCATCGCATGGCTCAGGTGCTGGCAATGGCTCCCTGACCAGGGCCACCAATTCTTGCAACTGGCTGTCCGTCAGCCGCTCTGGCAGGGCCTCCAAGTTCAAAGAGGTTGTCAAGGGCTGCATCAACCCCATCAGCTTTCTTGTTTCCATTGTTACTACCTCCCTTGATTTCATAAATGTCAGTCCAGCCGTTCATGGTGCTGCGGTCAAGCACCTCAGCAATGTCCTGGCCCGCTTCGCGCATAGCTTCCAGCTTGTTGAGCGCACGGTGCATGGCCCTGCCCGTCATGGGCTTCTTTTTGGCCCTGCGCATTTCCAGCCACCCATCCCAGGCATCAAGCGGCAACCAATCGGGCAGCCCTCTAATAACATTGACGGGTAAATGGGGTGTCTTTGGTGTATTGGGTGACACTGTGTCAGGGGTGGGGTGACAATCTGTCAGGGGTGGGGTGACACTGTGTCGGGGGTGACAATCTGTCAGGGGTGTCAAAATCCAGTAGCGATTACCCTTCCCAACCACCTCATCACGCTTCACCAGGCCCACCTGTTCCAGGTCACGAATGATGCGCTGAACCGACCTGCCAGCCATGCCGGTCTTTTGCGCCAGGCGGTCAATTGACGGCCAGCAAAGGCCATCATCGTTTGCCCAATCAGCCAGGGCCAGCAGCACCAGCTTTTGCGTTGAGGAAATGTCTGAGCGTTCCCAGACTGCGGACATCAGTTTTATACTCATGACAAGCGCCCTTGTCCTGATGCGTCCACCTGTGTATTATCGTGCATAGCAATAGCCTTCCCACCCAAGGTTGTTGTTAGAGCGGGTTGAGGCCGTCCTCCCTTGGCCTCCCCGCTCGCTCTTACCTATCAATTCTCTTTGTCAGGCAAAAGCAGTTTTTTTCTGCGCGCCTCATGAGCCTTTCTTGAGCCGTTTTCCTGCCGCATTACCTGCTCCATTGTTCTATGGTTCAGATAAGGCCAGCAGGGCGGTGCTGGTTTGAGCATCACACTTCACGCAATTGAATGTCTGGAAACAGAGCCAGGAAAATAGCCCTCCTGAGCGGCCAATCCCTGACGGTAAATCCTTTGGCATCGTCAACGCATTTGCGGCCATCGCGGGTATAGGCGAAGTCAGCCTGGTAACCGACCCTGCGCCCATTGCCATGCTTGACCTGCTTGCCGTCAATGATGAACCAAAACTGCGGCTGCAATTCCAGGTCAGCAATAAGGCCAGCGCGCAACTCAAGGTGCAGCACATCGCAGTGCTTGGCCTCACGCTTGCTATCATGCTGATGCCCCTGGCCGCAGACTGACTTTTTAGCGCGGTATTTCGAGAAACCCGAAAGCCTAGCCATTAGTCCTGGCCGCAATCATATCCTCAAGAGCCTTCTCAACGGTCAGGAAGGCTTCAAGCATGGGCGCGCTGCGGTCATTGCGCCAGTTGCTCAAAGTCACCCGACTAATGCCAGATGCCTCAGCCAGAGCCTTGGCGGAAATTTTGTGTTCGGCTGCGCGCCCATAAATGCGGGCAACAGCCTTTTGGCTCAACGTCATGCAAAGTCCTTTCGACAAAATGTGCAGCCCTCATAAAAAATCGCTTGCGATATGTAAAGGGGTCTGTATTTTGCAACTCAGGAGGACGATATGGAACACGACACCTGCACGGTTTGTGCCTTTACATTAACCGACAGCTTTTGCTGCCCAGCCTGTGATGCCGCCGAGGCCATAGTGCGCGCTGGTGGCTGCCACCCAAATTACCAGGAATTGCTTGCCGAAAAGATTGGTGACTTGCTGCTGTCACGCGATTGGCACTCAGTCATCAACCTGAGCAAGATGTTCCCACGGTTTGCATAGGATGCGAATGATGAGCGACGATAAGATTTGCGCTGCCTACGTTGCAGCATTTGCCGAGATTGAAGCTGCCACCAAGTCGGCAACCAATCCGCACTTCAAGAGCAAATATGCTGACCTGCCAGCAGTGGTTGATGCGATTAAGCCTCACCTGGCGAAGCATGGGCTTGGTTTCATGCAATGCCCCCGCCCTGCTGATGGCGGTGTGGCGATTGAGACCATTCTTATTCACGCTGAGGGCGGGAAACTCAGCATGGGTGTGCTGTTTGTCCCCGCTAACAAGCAGGACGCTCATGGCTATGGTTCTGCGCTGACCTATGCGCGCCGCTATGCCCTGCAAACCTGCTTTGGCTTGCCAACTGAGGATGATGACGGTCACGCTGCTGTTGCAAGCGTCAAGAAGTCTGAGCCAATTGTCATTAGCCCAGATAAGCTGTCATACCTGCAAGGTCTGATTGACAGCACCGGCACCGACATTGCCGCGCTTTGCAAGCATTACGATGTGAATGCACTCGTTGACCTGACACCTCAGAAATATGCCGCAGCGGTTAAGGTTCTTGAAAAGAAGGTGGCGCAATGACTGACGCAAATATGGGCCATAACCAGCCGCCGCCATTTGAAGCAATTGGGCTGCACATTGAGGATTTGTTCCAGCTTGTGTCAGACACCCTGGCCGGTGTTGATACGGTGCAGAATGATGACCAGGACGCTGCCTTGGATGGGCTGCTGGATGATTTCCGCAAAGCAAGGAAAAGCGCAGACGATGAGCGGGCTGCCGAAAAGCGTCCTCACGATGAGGCCAGCAAGGCAGTCCAGGCAAAGTGGAAGCCGCTGCTTGAGCGATGCGACATGGCATCAGCGGAAATTAAGGCAAAGCTGACACCTTATCGCGCAGCAAAGATTGCAGCCCGTGAGGAGGCTGCGCGCCTGGCCCGTGAGGAAGCTGAGGCCAAGCAGAAAGCGGCCCAGGAGGCCCTGCGGCAATCAGATGACCTAGAGGCACGGTTTGCTGCTGAGGAACAGCTTAAACAGGCTGAGAAGCTGTCAGCGGCTGCCAACAAGATTGATAGGGCGGCAACCGGCCTCAGGACTTCCTGGGAAGCCCAGATTACTGACCGCCGCGCTGCGCTCAATTATTACCTCAAGACCAATCCAGATGCGTTTGTTGCGCTCATCCAAGACCTAGCTGACAAGGATGCGCGCAACGAGGCAACCCGCAGGGATATTCCTGGCATCACGTTCAACCAGAAAAGGGAGGCTGCATAATGTTTGATAATCTGTTTGGTTGGGGCAAGTCCAAGCCCCAGGATGATGGCGTTGCAGAGGGTGTGCGCCTGGCGAAGCTTGCTGCTGACAAGGCAGGTGATGAGTGGAAGGCTGCGGCATACCAGGCATTCATTGCCTATGCCAAAACGCACAAATACTTCACCACTGAGGATGTCCGACTTTCTATGAAGGATGCGCCTCAACCTATGCAACTGCGCGCCTGGGGACACATTGCCCGCACTGCGATGCGCGAAGGTGTGATTATTCATCATGACCTGGTGCGGCCCAAGAGCCGTGGCGTTCACGGCAAGCACGTTAACCTTTGGCAATCGACACTGCTGCCATGATGCTGCCAAAGCGCATTGCCAAAGAGCCTAAGCGTGAAAGCCGTTGGCGTTCACCCGCTCATTGCAATTTTGTCCGCAGCCATGCCTGTTCGGTTTGTGCGCGCATGACCGCAATTGAGGTTGCGCACATTCGTTTAGGCACTGGCGCTGGCATGGGGCAAAAGCCTCATGATTGGTTCACTGTTAGTTTGTGCAAAGACTGCCATCAGCTTCAACATAGCCTTGGTGAGCGCACGTTCTGGGCAGAGACCAGGATTGACCCAATTAAGCTGGCTGAGGCTTTCGCCAAGGCCAGCCCAAAGGCCAGCGAGATTGCTGCCAAGAAAAGGGAGTTGGGTCTTTGAGCCAGACCGTCATTTTGCGCGGGCTGGTGCAGCGAGACCTGGCAAAGCGATTGATTGACCAGGCACCGCAAGATGCAATCGTAAAGGTCAGCGCGGCCAAGCGCAGCGATGACCAGAATGCAAAAATGTGGGCCATGCTGTCAGACATTAGCAGAGCCAAACCAGAGGGCAGGTCACACATCCCAGAAGTCTGGAAGTGCATTTTTATGGCTGCCCTGGGTCATGAAACAATTTTTGAGACCGGCTTAGACAATAGGCCATTCCCAGTAGGGTTCAGGACATCAAAGCTGACCAAGGCCCAGATGTCAGACCTGATTGAGTTCATCTATGCGTATGGTGCGCAACACAATGTGAAATGGAGTGAGAAATATGGCGAATGAAACTGATGACCGTCTCCGCTTGCTGATTGAGCGAATTGAGCGGCTGAATGAGGAAAAGAAGGGCATCCAGGATGACATCAAGGATGTTTATGCTGAGGCGAAGGCTGTTGGCTATGACACCAAAATTCTGCGGGCCGTCATTCGTCTGCGCGCAATGAAGCCAGATGACCGCGCTGAATACCAGGCAGTGCTGGACACCTATCTTACCGCCCTTGGCCTGGCGTGAGGTGAAACATGGCATCGCTTAATAAAGTGCAGTTGATTGGCGCGCTTGGCGCTGACCCTGAGGTTCGCAGCTTTCAGAATGGCGGCAAGGTATGCAACCTGCGCCTGGCAACATCTGAAAAGTGGAAGGATAAAAACACCGGAGAGGTCAAAGAGCAGACTGAGTGGCACTCTGTTGCAATTTTCAGCGATGGTCTGGCTGGTGTTGCCGAGCGGTATTTGCGCAAGGGCAGCAAGGTCTATGTTGAGGGCCAGCTTAAAACCCGAAAGTGGCAAGACCAGAACGGTAATGACCGCTATTCCACCGAGATTGTCCTAAATGGGCCAAAGGCCGCTCTGGTGCTGTTGAGCAGCAACCAGGGCAACCAGGGCCAGGATAATGGCTATCAGGCCCCAGGCAGTCAGCAGCAGCCATCTGGCGGCTATGAAGATGACTTGGACGATGACATTCCGTTTTGAGGAGCAGCACCATGAAGGTTAGTGCAACCACGGTCATGGAGTTGTGCAAGCTGTATGACAGCGATGAGCAGATTGCAGACATCCTGCAATGCTCTGTGACCATCGTTAAGGCTTATCGCGCCCTGGCAACGCCAAAGAAGTCTCGCACTCAGCAAAAGAAAGACCAGCGAAAGCGCGCCCTGGAAACTGAGCCGCAAGCATTTGTGTCTCAGCTAAAGACTGAGCAGGAGAAAATGGCTGAGTGTTCGCGGCGGCTGTTGGTTCGGCAGCTTGAGACAGGCCAGCATTCACTTGACCGCGCCAGGTTCAAGGATGTTGTCACAAACCTTGGCTTGGCCGATAGGCTCCCTCCATCGCTTAGGGCGTAAAATGCGCTTGACGCAAAAATAAGCACTCTTTAATGGGAGTAAAGGGGCTTGGCCCAGCCCATAAGGAGGACATTAGATGTTATCTGAGTTTACCTATACCCTCACGATAGATGATGAGGACGTTGACGTTGACGTTGAATATCGCGCCAGCCGCTATTCTGACTGCGATGAGATTGATGAATATACCGTCTTTCTTGATTGCGAAGTGCTGACCCTGACACCTGAGCAAGAGAAAATCATTTTGGCAGCCTGTCTTGAGCGCCTGGATGATGACTTTCAGGCCGAAGCGGATGCCGAAGGTGATTACCGTTATGACCTATCACGGGAGTATGAGTGATGAAGGTTAGCTATGAAATTCGCACCATGCGCGGCACCCCAGTTCAGGCTTTTGATAATGAGGTGAGGGCGCGCTCTGAGATGCTGCAAAGGGAAAAGCGGGTGGGCATCAAGATGCAGCTTTTCAAAATTGTTCGGGTTGAGGAGTTGATGGCATGAAAAAGTTTAGCATTGGTTTTGTGGTCGGGTTGGCACTTGGCACGGTTGTTCCCGCAGCGGCGGCAACCTTGGTTGGCGGCAGCGGCTATCTGAGCGGCTGGACTGTCACCAAGGACGGCGATGAGATTTGCTATATGCCTTATGTCTGGCAGGGCATTCGGGAGATTGAATGTGACTAAGGCTTATCATGTGCGGGTGCATTATCGCACCGCCAGCAAGGCAACCGCTAGAAAGGTTGCTTGGTTTTCCAACATTGAAGCCGCCAATAAAAAGGATGCTGGCAAGCGGGCCATTGAGCGCATTACCAGCCGCAAAGCCAATGCTGGCATTGTGGAAGTTGAGATGGTGGATGTGAGGCAGCGGTCATGACAGACAAACAAAACAAGACAGCCCTAACCTTTGAGGAAAAAATCACTGTAGCCTGGTCACACTATGTCAAAGGCTATCCGCAGCATGACCTAGCCGCGATGTTCAATGTTAATGCTGGCAGGGTCGCTGAGGCTTGCACGGCAGTCAGGGACGCACTGGGAGGGCGCAAATGACAAACGATGATGATATGGTCATTCGTGAAAAGGCCCGCCGCATTTGTGCTGATGAAGCAAAGCGGCGAGGCCTGGATGATTGGCGCGTGTTTCTTAGTGGGGACTATGACCATGTTCCCTGGATGCGAATTGCATCAGCCGCCGTTATCGCTGGCATCACTATAGGCAGGGCAACCTATGCGGATTGATAAAAAGCTTGAGGCTGAGTTAGAGAAAACTGGCCTAGATTGGCGCGTTGAAACTGGCGGCATCCATTACAAGGTTAAGCTATGCGACAAGCTGGTTGCAATTTTTCCCAAAGGAAAGGCCAGCACATACAATAAGCGCGCCTTGCTAAACACAATAGCGCAGGTTCGCAGGACGGCCAAAGCCATCAAGGAGGGGTTTGCCAATGCTTAAATTGCTTTGCTCTGGATTGTTGATTGGAGGGCTTGCCTGGTGTCTGGTAAGGCTGAGGGATGCCGCTCTGGATTACGCTGATGACATTGATTGGGATGGGCAATGAGCCAGCATCGCGCTCTGACAATTGGTCAGTGGTGGGGCATCATGGGAACCGCCATCGCGGCCAGCATTAGCTGGTCTGAAAACCAATCTATCCTATGGGCAACGCTCCATAGCTTTCTAAGCTGGTTTTACGTTCTGTATTATGCGCTGACCAGGTAAAGGAAGGGCCGCTTCAACGAGCGGCCCAACCTTATTTCTTGCGGCGCTTTTTTGCGTCAGCAGCCGTTGAGAGCGCAATGGCAACAGCCTGTTTCTGGCTCATGCCTGGATGCTTTTTCATCTCATAGCTGATGTTGCGGCTGATTGTTTTCTGGCTGTAGCCTTTCTTGAGGGGCATCTTACCCTCCGAAATACTGAGCCGCCATCGTGGCAGCACCAGCAATCAAACCAAGCACCAAGGCAATCTTGCTCTTGGATGGCTTGTTGCTGTCCAGCAGGTCATTCACCAGCTTAGGCTGCACCTTTTTGGCAGCTTCATTGATGATGGCATCCTTGGCAATCTTGCCCACGGTCTTTTTGAGATTAGCCATTTTGGCCTCCTTACAACCAAGCAGCGTATTTCTTGGTTTTCAGTTTGCGGTCATCAAGGCCATGCGTCCCGCCATTGATGCGCTTGGTCAGCGCCGTGATAGCGGCATCGTTGATACCCTGGTCGCAGATTGACCATAGCTTATTTCGGTCAAAGAACCAAAGCGCACTTTCAATCGCCAGTTCACCAGCCACCAAGTCAGGATTTTCCATCACATCAGGGCGGGCGATATAGGTTGAAAACGCCTTGTAGTTGTCATGGCCCGTCAGTTGCAGGAAACCACGGCCACGGTATTTCCAGCCGTCACCGCTGCTTTCGGGGCCATTGCCC